TTGTACTCAGAAACAGGATCGGTCTTGCCAAGAGTTGTGAGAGAATTCTCAATGTACCAACCACCTGGACCCTGGAAACCGTGTGACCAAATCTGAACCCACGGAAGACCATCCTCACCGTCAACGGCTGGCGTATCGAGGAAGCGGATAACTGCATATCCGTTGCCAGCAGCGTCAACTTCTGGTTGCCAAAAACGATCATCAACGTTCTTACCACCAGTGTTACCAGCAGAAGATTGCTCAACTGCCTTCTTCAACTTATCAAGGGACGAACCCTTCTTTAGACTTGATAGACTCATTTGTATTCTCCGTATAGCGTAGTATAAATGTATATCGACTTGTCCACTTTTTTCATCATCACAACAACATTATATAGCATTTTCGTTAGCAAGTAAAGTTTCTTTTGTCAAGAGTTTGTACTTGTCAACGTTCACCGCAAGAAAAGCACCATACTTGCGCACCTTTCTTGACACTTTGGGATAGATGATGTCATCTGAAATCTTCTTGTCCCAAATTTGTATAAAGTTGAAGATGTTATTCAGAATCACAAGAGTCTCAATCGTTACATCTTTTTGGAGAAATGCCACTAACAGTTTTGGAAACTGTCCATCTTCAACTTTAAATAAATTGTTAAACTCTTTTGGATCTGGGCAGACTTTTTGTAAATCTTCCAGATATACTTTGGTCATCGAATCCGTGGTTCGTTTCCAATCCCGATAAGTTTCTTCAGCCTGGTCTTCAAGCAATGACTTGGTCCAGTTATCATCACTGTGTACAAAATTAGCAACCAGAAATGGAACCATCTCATCGTCGCGGTACTTGCGTGCAAGACGGTGGAATAGAAACTTGTCACGGCGTTTTTGAAATGCATCTACTGATACTCGAGTTTTGCCATCATATTGAAAGAAGTTATAACTCTCTGACGTGAAGTGCAACTTGATGGCTTGATAGATGCAATACAAATCGTATCCATTCATAGAGGCAGTCGACTTCCTCGCGGTAAAAACCTCAACTCCATTGCTTCACCCTCAATAATGCTCTTCAAAGAGTCATTGATCAAACTTGCAGCAACTTCAATTTCAAGATTATTACGCTCGCAGTATGATGTAATTGCATCCATGTGATCAATCTTTTCTTTCATTGCCATTTCCATAATCATCATGGAAAAGTTATTTTTTTCTTCTCGGCTTGCCATATTAGATCTCATATGCACTCAAGGAATTGTTCAACTGCTGAGTCACACGAACAAAAGTGGTTCGCTTACTCAACTCCTTCAATTCACTTGCTCCAACATATGTACATGCTGAGCGTAGACCACCAAAGATTTCTTGTAGTGTTCTACTCGCCTCACCACGGTATGGAATCTCTACAGTCTTGCCTTCAGAGGCACGATAGTTTGCCACACCACCATTATGCAAATCCATGGCTGTATCAGAACTCATACCATAGAATTGATTACCACCAACTGCTGATGCACCACCTTCTTTGTGACCAGCCAGCATACCACCAAGCATCACAAAATCGGCTCCCGCAGCAAATGCCTTCACCACGTCTCCAGGAACGGAACACCCTCCATCCGCTATGATGTGACCCTTGAGACCATGTGCAGCATCAGCGCACTCTATAACTGCACTTAACTGCGGGAAGCCGATGCCTGTCATCTTGCGAGTTGTGCAGACTGATCCAGGACCAATACCAACCTTCACAATGTCAACACCGCTGAGAATTAATTCTTCTGTCATCTCTGGTGTAACAACATTACCTGCCATCAGTACCACATATGGATACTTTTCGCGAAACCTTTGAATAAAATCAACGAACGATTGCGTATAGCCATTCGCAACGTCAATACAAACACGCATGTTTTGGTTATATGCTGCAGAATGAAATACACTATCAAATTTCTGCAAATCAGAATCTGAGATACCTAAAGAATAAACACTGCTGTTTAGTCGTTTACTAAACTGTTCAGTAAGATCCTCTTTTGAATAATGCTTTGTGAGGGCAACCATACACTTATGATTGTTCATCGCATCATCCATCATTAGTGTTCCAACGCCATCCATATTTGCAGCAATAACTGGAATACCAACCCAACTATTTCCGCTACGAAAAGTAAACTTTCTATCAAGATTTACTTGACTCCTTGATGCCAGAGCAGATCTCTTGGGGATTATAAGAACATCTTTATAGTCAAGTTTCACATCATCAATAATTCGCATATCAGCCCTCTTTATAGAAGAGATGTCGCCCAATCTTCCTCACAAAATCTTTTGTTTTTGCCCACGAAGGATTAACGTAGTCTGCATGGAAGTACAAAGCATTATCCATTGTACCGTAATTTCGTTTAGAAATCAACATATTCTCAGCAATTATAATTGCTTCTCTGTAACTAGATCTAGATCGAATGGTCTTATTCTTCTCACAAACCCATGAGAATTGGCATACTCCATTATACTTTTGTTTCACAACACCACAGATACTTTTAGCATATCCCTCTCGAAACCGATTGAGTGTCACAGTTGCAACCGCAATCTTGCCTGCAGTTGGTTCACCACCTGCTTCAAAGTAAATGTTTTGCGCCAAACACTCGACTTCTCTCATGACCTGTTTCTTGTCATCGTATGAGAGTTCTAGAAACTGCATTTTTGAAGACATGTGTTGAAGTTCATATGCAAGCGCAATAGAGACATTTTGTTGCGCTTCTAGTTTATCTGTTACGCGAGATACCATGTTGTATGGTATATACAACATAAAGAAGATCATAGCAAATAGACCACCAAACCTCATAAATAGATTATGATTACGGTCAAAATATTGTTCGATCTTAGTCAAAATTGCGACTGCATCCATGTTAGTTGCCTCCATTTTTTGCAGTGGACAAGTATTTAGACATATATTATAAGGTATTTTTATGCAAGATAAAAGTAGAGTGATGTTCGTTCATGTACCAAGAACTGCTGGAACTTCCATAAATGATTTCTTAAGACAAAAATATCCAAGGGAACATTCGCCAAGAAGAAATCCATCATATGCTAATCACGATCCATACTATTCTTTAGTTCTTACAAACAACCCCTCAGAATTTTTCAAATTTGCTGTGGTGAGAAACCCATATCAGAGAACGTACAGCCATTACAAAGCATTTCTACTAAAACTCAAATACAACTCTTTGCCTACTCTTTCTGAGACATTTACATTTAATGATTTTTTGAAATATAAAAGAACACTGGGCGACGCTTTGTTCTCACCAATCACTCTCAATAGAAATAACTTTAGTTTATTTGATCAATCATTCTTTTTGTTGGATGATTGTGGAGAAATAAAACTAGATAAAGTCTATCGATTTGAGAACTTAAAAGAATTTGAAGATGATTTTAATACAAAGATTTCGCATAGAAATAAAAGCACATATATTGATAATGAGTATGTGCAGACTTACAATAAAGAAAATATTGGATTAGTAAAGTCTTTGTACCTCAGAGATTTCTCATTACTCGATTACTCAACACACTTTGATGATTCATTAAATTAGAGGGTGGTGGCTTTTACACCACCACCCCAGACCTTTCTGTTACCGAGCGGTCAACTCTTTGTGCGAAATGGGTTTTTACGCCGCCATCGCCATAGGTGTAAATGAATCATCGTTTGCATTTACTGTTTTTGCGCTGATTAAGTCAGTCGCCTCACTGGTTGCTGTCAGGTTATTACTTGCCCTGTCGAAGCCAAATTCATCCCCATAAGATAGCCACCACGTACATTGCTGCAGAGGTGATGGGCATTTGGTGGAGATGTCGGGGGTCGAACCCGAGTCCAGAACACCTTTAGTTGTCAGTTTACAACCATTAATTTTATTTAGCCGCGATAAACTTTGGCAACAGCAGCAACAGTTGCTGCAATACGCCCAATGTCACGCAACTGCTCTACGGTAAACCCCTCTTTCTTGAGTGTGTCGTAGTGAGCCTTCACGCAGAAGTGGCATCTACCAACAATAGAAGCGGCGAGAGAATATGCCTCGAAATTCGCCTTTGTTGTTCCACCATGACTCATAATCACATTCATACGAAGTTGTGCTGGCAATCCTTTAAGTGCGGCGTCACCTGTCATTTCCAAATATGGATACCAGACATTTGTCATCGCCATGATTGATGCTGCGCTGAGTGCTGCATTGCTATCTTGCTCAAGCATTCTTGGCTTGATCAGATTCACTAGTGTATCATTATTAGATGCAAAAGCAGCAGCCAGCGCAACACCATTGACCACAACAGGATCTAATGTGCTGCGATTGATGACGTTATCCAGATTGAGACGAATGTCCTTTGCGTACTCTGGAATCCAATCCTTGATTTCATCAACCCAACTCATTGTTCAATCTCCCTTTCCTCGAACATATCTTTTTCACATTTGCAATCGGGGCAGAGAAAATCCTCATCTAGATCTTCAAACTTACCATACTTCTTTTCGTCGTATTGGTAACCACACCCGAGGCAAACGTGAACCTTTTTCTTCTTCATATTAGCCAATGACTAATGTTTCTTCACCAACCTTACGATTGCATTGGCAAAGTTCACCTGTCTGAAGTGCATCGAGGACACGAAGTGTTTCATCAGCATTGCGACCGACGTTAAGATTGTTTACTGTAACGTGCTGAATGACATTTTCTGGGTCAACAATAAATGTTGCGCGTAGTGCTGCACCTGCTGGCTTGTAGAATACGCCGAGTTGCTGAACGAGGCTGTTTGTATCTTCATCCCAGACATCTTCAAGATCACGAGCAGTGTCAGCAAAGAACCAAGAAGTTGTTGCCTTGAGACCTTCATGGGCATTCTTCCACGCCAACTTACAGAACTCGTTGTCTGTTGAACCAATCAAAAGAACTGCATCGCGATCAGCAAAGTCCTTGTTCAACTTGTCATAAGCAACGATTTCCGTTGGGCAGACGAATGTGAAGTCCTTTGGATAGAATACGATGACCTTCCACTTACCTGCGAAAGATTCATTCGTAATTGTTTCAAATGCGTTATCAGGTGTAAGAGCACCAGGCTTTACGCCAGTGATTGCAAAATTCTTTAACTTATCGCCAACTGTCTTCATTCTCATTTCCAAACTCCTGTTATAAAAGAAATGTTCGTGATTATATAGAACGTAAAAACTAAATTTTACGTCATTCTACTGATAAATTGATTCAATGGTTATAATAGTCTTAGACTATCAGGCGACGAGATTATATTCTTCGCGGAGAATCTTCTTGTATGGTTTGCCTTCTTTCATCAATTCTGAAACAAGTAACAGACGGTCGCGCAATTCCCAGCGACCATCGCGCTGTAGACATTCAATGATCACACTCAACTCATATTCATTAATTGGAAGGTCCATTTAATGCCTCCTCAAAAGCCTGTTGTTCAAGTTCAGCCTGACGTTGCTCAAGGCGAGCAACACAACCTTGCACCCAAGAACGCGCAACGCCGATATTATTGCGATATTGCGCAGGGACTCGATCTTTACAAATTGATTCGAAACGCTGACCAACATAACGATAGCCGTGACGTTCCTCATGACGATTTCGCGCCATGTTTGCGCCAATCAATCCACCAAGAACAGTGGCAACCTTGCGACCATCACCGTCGCCGATTGTTGAACCAATTGCGGCTCCAGCAGCGGCACCCAACAACACGTCGATATCGTCCTCCGTCTGAGCGACGGCACTTTGCGAGCCAAGCAGGAGGACTGCAATCATAGCAACTAAACTTACGCATTTCATTTGCTTCTCCAACGTAACCTATAGATCTATTATACTACAGAATCAAAGCAAAGGCAAGTTATTCTTGGTTCTGTAGGCTTCGATATATTTAAGCAATTCTTGCTTGTGCAGTTCCAACTCATCCTCTTTTACGACAAGAGTTTGGCAGAAGTTAGCAGTATCAACGCCAATTAGAATAATGACTTGCTTGGCATCTAGACCAGTCATCTCGTAGAACATCTGGCGATAGGCAGCGGCTTGCATAAAGTAATTGCCAATGTTCTCTTTCTTCTTGAGACGAACAGAAGTCTTGAAGTCTATCACAGAGAGAATGCCGTTATGTTCCGCAATACAGTCTACCGTTCCAGCAAGTTTAAGTTCATGAGAGAATAAACGATCTTCAAGGCAATGAATGTTATTCACCTTGGCATCTATTTCTTGCTTCATTCGAACGAAAAGAGACTTGACGTTCGGTAGCATCTCGAGAGAAGAAACATCCTCATTGCTGAGATACATTTCCAATGCTTTGTGGACACTGGTTCCGCGAGTAGTGGCTTTGCGAGAGACTTCGTTGGCTTTTTCCTCGCCAACTCTCTTGCGCCATTCTAGAATTGCTTCTTTCCCATAATCAGAAAGAACCGTGGTGACAGAAGGATACCTCTCGCCAGTCGGCGTCACGTAACAGCGAGTGCCGTCGACGTTCTCTTGCAAGAGTTTGGGAAAGTCATGATGTATACGATTAAACATAACAGAGATACTCAATGAAACCAGACATAGTTATTCTATACCAAAGTCAAGTAAAAGTCAAGTATTTTCTTGCTTTTCGTATTTCTCAACAGCAATCAAGAAGTCCTTGACAAGACTACTGCGGACGATATCCTCTGTCGTAAACTCGATATTGGTAAACGACTGCATAGTCTTGGCAACTTCGTGAAACTTGCGAAGTCCACTCTTGTCTTTATTGCTGCGATAAAGATCTGTCTGTTTGTAGTCACCACAGAAGATGATCTTAGAACGATAACCCACACGAGTCATAATTGTAGTCAACTCTTCCCAAGTCATATTCTGACATTCGTCGACAATAATAACGGCGTCGTCGAAACTCATACCGCGAATGAAACTGGTAGAGATAAACTCGATACGACCACACTCTTTCATTGCGTCATATGCATCACGACGACCAAACAATGTATGACAGATCTGCATATAAGGTTGTTCGTACAAACTCATCTTTTCTTCTACGGATCCTGGAGTGAATCCAAGATCACGAGACTGAACAGCAGAGCGAACAATGACTACACGATGAAATGGTGATGAACGATCAAGGACTTCTTCAATTGCTTTGTAACAAGCAATGAATGATTTACCAGTACCTGCTGAACCACAGAGCATGGTAAAGTAATCACCACGCGCATAAGTTTCAAAGAACTTTGCTTGATTGGGTGTGAGTGGTTCAAATTTTTTCAGTTCCGCTGCTTTGATTCGCGGTGGCTTCTTCTCCGTATTTTCCGATGTTATTTCGATGTAAGTGTTAGTGTTACCATTTTTCTTCTTACTCAAAATCCCCTCACTTCCCTGCTCGAGCAGCGGCTTGCTTCTTACGGTGTTTTTCAAGAGCCTGACGAGTTTTAATTTCCTTCGTCGATTTCTTTAAAACTTTTTGTGCTAGTGGGCTTGCTGGATGTTTCTCAGCAATCTTTTGCATAACTTCTTTGAACGTGTTGTCTGTTTTTCCACTTGAAAAATCTTTTGTTCCGCTGTAACTGAATAGCGGTGCATCGCTATAGTATCTTTCTAAATGCGGATTGTCTGCCTTAAATTGATCGTAGGCAGAAACAGACATCATATGTTCTTCAATCTTGCCAGTCTTTGTATTCACAAACTCATATGTTGGCATATATCACCCAGTGTATCGTTTTGATTTTCCGTCTGGTTTCACGTGATGCGCATTAAAATTAATGTGCGGAAATTCTTTCTTCAACTCTAAGAACGACTTGAGATTTTGTTCGCTATCGTCATAGAGGGAAACATGTTTATAATTTCCCCTTTGAATCTGATTGCGAATGATTGATGCTTTCTTATCAGCAACAGTACCTTGAGTATCTAAGTTGCCTGCACGATGAACATGTATGTTGTCAATGTCGACTTTTTGTTTACGAAACGCATCAAGAAAACGATCCTTGTCATCAAAGTCGGCGCGAGCAGTATTGATGATGACTTTGCCACCACCCTTCTTAGTCTTATCGTGCAATTGTTTCATCTTCTGAATCATACGCTGATTTGGCTTTGATTCAGTGTCAAACTTTTCTGCAGAACGAAACTCTGAATAGTCATAATGATGACCAGCAGGGAGTTTGTGTGTGTTATACTCTGAGTTGGAAAGAGAAGCGACTTGTTTCTTTCCCTTCATTACACGGATCTTGGCAGTCGTGTGAAAGAGGGTATCGTCCACGTCGAATACGTGGAGCCCATGGGTTTTTGCGGCTTCTTCTTGTAAATAATCGAGGAATTTCTTCATCCTCTTATTTATACCAAGAAGGAACCTCACGATTCTTCCAAGTGGCAAATCTTTTCTTGTAGACGCGATAATAGTTATGATATGCCGTTATCGAATCGCCAGGAACCTTTACGTCCTCTGGCATGGCTTGCGGAGGCTCAGAGAATATCCCAGTCCGAGAAATATTATCGGGAGCAAAACTCAGTTTCTGTATCACCAACGACGACTTATGCTGCTTGTCGTCTGCTCCACCATAGCGATGGCGATATTCCTGACACAATTCACTCGCCAAATTCCAGAGCCACTGATAGTGGTCGAAAGACTCACGCGCCCAAATAGCAGAAGGATGATTCCAACTCACCGCATGATAGAGTTTATCTTCGCGGTACTGATCCAACTTCCATCGGTGTATCTTGCGACCAGTCTTACTCTTATCGAAATACTGATTACCGTCAAGAATTCGATGAGCAGTCGATAGCAATTGTGCATACTCAACAATCATTTTGACAACATGTTTGTCGCAATGTTCCCTAGCGCAGATTTTCGTATCACGATTGAGATAAAAGATGTTCATGTACAACCTCTATTGTTCGATCCTTTTCTTCCCAATATTCTTCAATCGCACGTTTGGCATATTCAAGTTCAACATACTGACCAAGATACAAATCTTCGTCGTGATTGATCGGAATCTTTGCACCCCAAATGATTGTGTGTGCGAGATTATACGCCTGACCAATCACCAAGCCATTATACACTTGATGATAATAATGAACGTTCTTATCAACATATCGCCATTGACGCTTCATCAGTTCAATCGACCAATACTTGCAATTTCGTCAAATGAAACTATTTGATTGCGACTATCTGAAATGCTATTGATCATCATTTCATAGTCTTCAGCATTGAGTGATGTCTTGTAGATCATAAATGCCAACTTTGTCATTACAGCAGAACACGCAAAAAGATTGACACCATTCTCTGCAAGTTTACGAGTGAGTTCGCTATACGCAATCTCAACCGCCATCAAATCATCATCTGTAGTCTTATTCATAATTCACCTGTAAAGAAAAAGGGGGACTTGCGTCCCCCAATTTCCGAGAGATTCTTACTCCGAATAAGAGTCACTCAGACCCAACTCAGCCTTCAGCGAGGCGAGTTCATCAAACCCAACCTCTTCAACCTCAACTGTCGGAACCGAACCATCATCAACCGCAACAGCCTTCGGCTTACGACCGACCGCAGTCTTGGTCTTCAACACCGCAACCTTCGCTGCCTTCGGTGCCTTGATGGGCTTCGCCTTACCAATCATCTTGCTCGCAATAGCAGCCGCATTATGCAACTGGTACGAGTCAACCTTACGACCATCGCGGATCGTCTCAATATCGGCATTGCAGTCACGCTTCAACGCACAAATCAAGACCATCGCAGTCACAGGCTTGCAGCCGAGTCGCGAAACAAGAGTGTCAAACTTCAGCGGTTTGCCGTCCTTCAACATCTCATACACTTCAATCATCTTTCGAGTGGGATTAGCCATAATAAAAACTCCATAACAAATTAACAACGGACAACAATAGTATAATACAAACAATCACAAAAGTAAACCAGCAAGAATTACGCAACCACAGCCTCAGTCTGGGCTTGCTCTCGTACGAGCCACTCGCGGAGACGAGTCCATCGAGCCTTCTTGCCGTCGGTCAGGACCTTACGAGCCAGAACCGAATCCACACGAGCGATTGCGTCAGCATGCACCACCACACCAGTAGAAACCAGAGTCTTGATGTCGCTGACGCTCGCCAGCGCAAGAGGATTAGCAGTATTCATATCAAATTCACCTCATCAACTTTGTACAACAATTCTAACTCACAGCAAGAGAAAAGGCAAGGGGCAAAACCCCTTGCCAATCAATCACTTACGAATTCAGCGCAGCAATCTCTTCAGCCGTGTAAACCTTAACAGGGCTGGCTTTGCGATAGTTCTTGCGAATCTGCTTCGGCGCATTCGCTCGCAGACGCAGATCAGCAAGACGTGCCTCAGCCTTCGCGATACGAGCAGCAACCTTCTCAGCACGAGCGGCAGCGCGAGCAGCCTTCACAGCCCGACGATGATCTTCCTTCACGACGCGATTGATCTGCGTCTCGCGGCGAATCTCAGCGCGGAGAGCACTCTGCATTGCACGAGAAGACTTGATCGCCTCGCGACACGTCTTGATATGCTCGATCATATCCTTCGCAACCTGACGCTCGCGAACCAGATTCGCCTTCATTTCTTTTACCGTAAGACCCATAATTCTATTCCTTCCTATTTCGGGGGGACCAATTTCCCATCCCATAAGACAATTATGCCTGAGACCTATCACAAAAGCAATAGTAAAAAACTGAAGGAAATCAATAACTTACGTGATCCCTCTAAAACCGAGGGAGAAGCCCCGAGAGAGGGGCTGTTTTAGGGGTTCCCGAGGGTATGGGGAGACGGAGAGAATGGCTCTCTCGACCTCAGACTCTGATTACGTCGTTCTCGCCAAGAATTCGATACTTCACTTTGCGGAGCATGAACATGATATCAACCTGCATCAGAGTCTCTTCGGCGCGATGAATATCGAAAACGTCAATTGGAATATAATCGTGCGTTTTGAAGAAATCGATATATTCTGAAAATTTCGGTGCGCCTTTGTTATACTCAATGATTGGCATTTCTGTGAAGATTAATGGAGTCTTACCGACGATCTTTGTTGCGCCTTTGAGGATATCTAACTCAGAACCTTGAGTGTCGAGTTTGATGAAATCTGGAATCGGCAAATTGTGTTTGTCAATCAACTCATCCAACGTTGTTGTTGGAACGCGAATGGGTTGAAAGTTCTCATAGATTTTGGTCGTTTCTTGATAGTATGAGTCGCCAGTATTTGTGCCATTATAGAAGTCAACTTCACCGCGACCTGGATCAGCAAGAACGTCCATGAAGTACATCAACTTCTTTTCTTTCAAACTTTCCTCACACTCCTTGTTTCCTTCAAAGAGATAGAATCGAGCATTCTGAAGAACGTTATACTTCAGATCCATACTCCACTGACCACGAAACGCACCAACGTCGTAAACAACGTCAATAGGTAAACCCTTTGCTCTTGTATTGAAGAGAAATTTATTTAATGCCATGAAGAAACACCTCATCAAATTTTTTCATCACAATTGCTGGAGTATACTCAGCAACAACATTAGAGAAATCATATCGCTTTCGATTGTCTGCCAAATCGCAAATTTTCTGGACTATATCCTCTGAATTATATAGCAGATTAAATGGCTGAAGAGTTTCGACGTGATTTAAATCGTTGCCCTTCTCCCATGCAAGCACAGGTTTATTGAATTGTAAGAACTCCATCATCGCAATACCAAATGTCTCACCCATCTCTCTTGCATGAATCATCGCATCGCATGTATTAATAAAGTTACTTTTAAACTGCTGATCAAATGACTTTGGAAGATAGATTACATTCTCGTGTTCTATGAATGGTTTAGTATTTACAAATAAGAAAACAAGATCTTTACGAACAGATAGAATTTTAGAAATGGCTTCATGAACAAATGGAATGTCAAACTCTAACCAACCACCGATTCTTCCAAACACAAATTGATCATCAGAAATGTTTAATTGTTTTCTGAGATTATTATTCGGCTGTGGTAGATCAATCATATGTGGAACATAAGGCACATCTTTGCCAACATTAAATTTCATACGATCAGAAAGATACTTTGACACATATGCAAACCGAGTGCACTGATCAGTATAGTTACAAAACACTCCGTGCAATAAAAATGGAGCAGAACGAATGCTCGGTTCTTCGTCATATCCGCTGCGCTGACTGTAGACAACATCAAATGGTTTTACGAGAGCATCAACTTCTCTATTTGTTGATACAGGAATTAATTCGAATCTTTTAGACAACGATTCTATCACATCAGGTTCAGAACGCTGATGACCTTCGGTGTGATATAGAATCGTACTGCGATTGCCAAGAATATTTTCGTTGTAAATCGCATAGTCTCGTAGAGAGTTTGTTCCTCCACGATGCCCAAGATTAAATGCATGAAATAAAACATTAAGCATCTAGGAATACTCTCTTGAATTGCTGCATGACATTGTATGGTGAGTAACGATCAACAGCACCCTTGTAATATAACTTCCTGGGATTTTCTTTAAGATTAATAATTCGTTGGCAAATCTCATCTACATCTGGACTATAAAGAAGATCAAAGGGGTTAAGTGTTTGAACATGGTTCTGATCAAATCCACCGTTCCATGCTAACACTGGCTTGTTCTGATAAAGAAACTCTGCGATAGAAAGACCAAATGATTCTCCCAAGAATCGACCATGTAGCATCATATCGCATGCACTAATGTAATTGGCTTTTTGTTGCTGTCCAAAGAATGGAGGAGCATAGATGATATTTCGATGCTCGTAGAATGGCTTCGTATTCGCTAAAAGAAAAACAATGTCATCTCGAGTTTCTACGATTTTAATGATTGCATCGATGGTTTGTTTAATATCCAGTGTATTGTATCCACCGTGGCGACCCACTACAAATTTGTCTTTTGGAATATTGAAAAACGCTCTTGTGTCAAAGTTTGGCTCAGGCATCTTAACAACATAAGGAACCCATGGAATGGGTTTCTCCACACCATAATTTTCTGCAATCTTTTTTGACATCCACTCTGAGATATATGCATAAACATCACCGTGTGGATCGTACCACTGAAAAACGCAATGCACACCAAACTTTGTAGTATCGATGATTGCGTTTTTGCGCTGAGTGTGAGAGTCAACTTTCTCACCTGCACGCTGACTATAAAAGAAATCATAGTCAGCAGCAAGACGATTTAGATGTTCGTTGTCTTGATAGGTGAGGGTTTTGTATTGAGATTTAACTTGATCAACCACTTCAGGGACAGAGCCAACATCAACTCCTTCTGGAGTTTCTTGAGAGTAAACAACGATTGATTCGTTGCCTAAAATTTCTTGATTATAGCGAGCGTACTCTAGAATCGAGTTAGTAGTTCCGCGATAATTCAACTGCTCTGCATGAAAAAGAACTTTCATACATTATCATTTCCACTTACTAAAGATTCGTAAGAATTCCTCGGGGAAATATGTTTCTGGATCTACTTCTTCAAAGTGATGGTCCTCACGATCAAACAAGTCTCTGCGTTCATCTATGCATTCCTGCAGACGCTCGAGATCCTTATAATAATCTGTGTTGTACATATTATGTGCAAAACTTTCGAGTTTCGACTTAATTTGCGCTGGTGTCATGAAGTATGTTAGATGCCAACCAGCAGAAAGACCACCATCACTATCCTCGCGCAATCCCATTCTTAAATTGTTTGCACCTTTAGCAGTCAGATAACTTTTCTTTGCTGCGTAACTGGCACCCCAGAATGGGAAAGATGTGAGTCGTGTTGATAGATTATAATAAAACATCGTCTCATTAAATCTGACAATATCGTGAGTCTTCATCATCAACTTTAATTGAGAGAAAACTGAACGATCTGGAATTTCGTCCGCATCACTCACCATAATAATATCGTCGTTTGAATACTCGTCGACGCACATACCGATAAAATTTCGTTGTGCATTCTCTAGTTTCCACGAGTCTGTAAAATCGTATTCTTTATCGACGGAAAGACAACGTAGACTGATCTTATTTCTATACTTCGCAAACTGAGAAAGGTTGTTAGCAAAGTTTAGTGGCTTCTCAGTTCCTGTGTGAGTGTAATTACTCTCAACAATCAGGAATTGATCAACGTGGTCGTAAAGGTATTCGAGTCGTGCCTTTACGATATCGATCTCATTATTAAATGTGAATGCGTCGATAATCTTCATCTATACGAGTTCCGTTATATGTGATATTCCACTGTTGTTGAACCGATGTTTTAACAAGAGTGCGCTCTGCAGACCCAAAGTCTCTCTCGTATATAGTTTTCCCCTTGTCAGGGCTTTCGTAGATCTTTGCCTTTTGATCATTCACACCACCAACCTGATGTGCGCCATCGAAATCATTTGGGAAATTTAAATTCAATTGCTTCATATTCTTTCGTATCTCCGTAGCACTGATTGCCTCAATTTTGGGCGGCAGATCAATCTTGCTGACTGTCCAACCCACATCACGACCATAAACAATATCAACGATATTTGGTAAAACAATAACTTCGAATTTACCAGCATAATCAATCAGTTCTCTTTTAATATTTTCTGAGACGTCATATGCATTGAATGGATTATTACCATCCTGTACCATATCACGAACAGCGATGCAAACTTGCCCATGTTTCTCAAGTGCCTTCAAGAACAATGCTTTGTGTCCTGCATGGAATGGTTGAAAGCGACCGATCATCAAAGCAGTGGGTGCATTGTAATCGTAATTTACATCCATAATCAGAGAATATAAATCCGCAACACTTTTGTCAGATTCGGCATAACTTTCAATATCCCAAACAAACAATCGTTCAGGTTTCTCAAACATTGCAGTTGTGTCAGGGAAATCTCGAACAGGAGGAATTTTCATATAGACTTCATAGTCGGCTTCTATAAGATTACGATATTCTTGTTTCGGACAAACAAAATCTAGAATGGCATATTTACCTTCGGCGTGTGCATTCAATGCAGCATTTCGCATTCTTTCAACCTGACGCCGACGACCTTCTTCAGAGAAGTCCCAATCGTTATAAGTCTTGCGAAATTCATCTCCATTGAAATGAATCGCATTATCGCCAAATAGTTCTTTGAGTTTAGCGGCAAATGTAGTCTTGCCAGAGCCAGGAAGTCCAAATACTAAAATTGTTCTCATGAGTACATAACCTCTTTATTTTCTATCATACGATCCCAGTTTTCTAGATCTTCACGTAAAATTTGTGCCAACTCATCGGTTTTGGTAATGAAATTCACTGTAACATTCCATGGGCTGTAGTAAAAGTAATTATACATCATATGATGAGTTTTGTCAAGTTCTCTCATCTTATTCCAAAGATAAGCGTCACCACATACAATTTTAAGTTTATCTGGTATTGGTATATAAGATTCTTTTCTGCAAAAGAAATAAGAGAACCCACCATGAAACCCAATTCCTGGCTTCTCGTTTGTGGAATAGATTTCTATCTCACCAGTCGAGATTTTTGGTTGATTGTGCAATTCATGCTCACACAATCCACAAAGTAAACCAATTGAATTGTCTTTATTGGCAGTCAGATACCTATCGGCTTCGTAAAACGATCTCAAGTCAACAATCACATCATCACTCAAAAAACAAAGATTATCGTAACGAGCAGTAGATGCTCCGTGATTCCAGGCAGGATTTACAAATATATTTTTACCAAAATCTATGAGTCTGATTTTGGGATTAGTGAATACAGCAGATTCTGGTCGGCTAGATGATTCGTTGTCGATGACAATAATTTCGCCGATGGCATCATAGTTAACAATCTGCTCCAGAAATCTCGCCGTGTAGTGAAATTTCCACATCGTTGGCATAATTACGGAGAGCATATCACCTCTTACATTCTTTCCAAACTTCCTTCAGCACATTGTATGGAACAAACAAATTGAGATCTGTATATTTGCTCTCAACATCTTCATACTTTTTGAGACCCTTTACTGGGCGACCCATAATAATTCCTAGAACCGCACCATCATTTTTTGCGACAACAGGACCGCCACTCATACCCTTGATGACCTTTCCCGCACCTAACCACACATATGGGAACGATTCATTGTTGATTTTAATTGTGGTGTTTCTTAATACTAAACCTTGAGATTTGATCTCAACGTTCATTTCCATAGTTCGCTCATCATCTAAAATTCTAAGTAAACCCTGAAACTCAGCAGGTTCCATTGCTAGTGGTTGTCGCCAAATAAGTGGCTTGGTTTTATCTTTACCCACGAACTTGACATCGCGTAGAGGATTATTGCAGATCTCACCCTCAATAATCGCATCAATATGAGCAGATGTGACGAGAACATCTGATTCATCCCATGCTGTTGCGCTGGATTCTCTGGCGCGATATTTTCCTTTGACCATTTCTGCCATGACTTCTTGTATGCCAGGTAATGGTTCAACCTCCTGCGCATAAGCAGGAGTTAGACAGAAAAAAATTATTGTAAGTATTTTTTTCATAAAGTTGGTAGCGGAGGCAGGATTCGAACCTACGAAAACCAGATTATGAGTCTGGTGACTTGACCTCTAGTCTACTCCGCAATTCTTTCAGTTAATTCTTTTTTAGGTTTAGAGATTTTCTTCTTTTTGCTGAAGATGCGATCCCAGTTGCTTTCAAACTGTTGTCGTGGGATGCTTAATGGTCTTGGCTTACTTCCTTTTCCACCTGTACTCATACATTACTTCCAAACAAAGAGTTATAAAATGTCTCATCAGCGCGAAGAATTTCCGAGATTTTATTTTCTGGATTTTCTTCAAGTTTGTCTATCGTTACTTTATGTGGTGTGCTCATTTCACAATCATAAACAATATAGTTTTGTCTAACGATATGTTGCTTATTCCACTGATAACTTGCACCGCCCATGATCTTTAGTTTATCTGGGATATTTAACCAATGCTTCTTCATCATAAAGAATAGATTACCAATTCCGATTGGGTTTGGTTTATCAACACCATCTTCTGGTGTAGACTTTGTAATCTTAATTGCTTTGGATGTTAGAAACTCTTCATATTCATCTGATTCTTTATCAGGTGATAGAACCGTAATCATACCAACTTTGTCGTTCAAGAAAGTATCAACTTTATCAAAAACTTTCACATCTACATCAATATCGTCTGCAAGGAATGCGAGTTTATCGTGTTTCGCAAGACTGACAGCAAGATTCCATGCAGGGCAGACATACATGTTCTTTAATCTTTTATAGACACGAACTTTGCTGTGCTTGAGTACATCTGCATTTGGCATCACTTCTTGATGATTGTCGATAATTAATATCTCACCCACTGACGCAACACTCACAAGACGCTCGAGCATCCCAATAAACGGAGCATGTTTCCACATTGTAGGTGTAATTACTGTTAGCATTAAACTTCTCTTAATCGAAACGCAATAGTCTGCCTTAAACCTCTAAACTCTCTGCTTGGTGCTTCCGAAAGATGTACAATATTTCCAGGGAAGAACAAAGCAGAGTTCGGACGAGGAAGAATACTGATTGTTTCATTAGTTCCAACCTCAGTATCTTCGTCAATATCGAAGTATTTATTCAAGAATGTCGTATGCCCACCCCACTCAATTTGCCAGTCTCTATTTACATAGAGAAGAAATACATGAACTCCGTGTTCTCTGGCGTCTATATGAGGGAAACTCGCCATCGATGTTGAAGACCCATTTGCATAAAGATCAAAAATCTCAAACTTTCTTTTGAGTGTTTTTTGAATTTTAGTGAACAGATGTTTTGAGAAGAACTTATCTTTCTTTAAATCCATTCTCCAGAATAAACATTCTACGCCCATCGCAGCGTTTGAGTTTGTTCTCTCCCACATAGGGCGGAGAAGATGATTCTCACACTCAGCAAATTCTTCTTCTGTTAAGAAATTGTCAAACGTTTGAATATGCTGAAAGGTTGGTAATTCCACTAATTTCTCCAAATACGAGAATTTTTCGGAATACTGGCTTTCAGATACTCCATCTGGTCTGCTAGAACCTTACGATTCTTTAGTAGTATACGCTCATGCACTGTCGGAGCATATGGGACATAGAGAAGATGCATCCTGGCTTCTTCTGGGGTGCGATTACCTTTTCGGTGATTACAGGGACGGCAAGCAGTGACACAATTAGCCCACTGGTTGCTACCTCCGCGCGACTTTGGATGAACATGGTCAATCGTTAATTGACTGGTGCTGAATTCATTTCCGCAATATGCGCAAAGATGTTGGTCGCGAGAGTATAATGTCATACGATCGGCGAAGATAGTCTGAGAGTTATAGAACTTATCGCCAAGCAATGGACCACTTACACCAATGATACAAGAAATATCAATGCGCGACTGCTCACCATGTTCGTTGTGACCACCGAACATAGTTTTAATTTTTGCGCCTAATTCCCAGAGAACTTTTTTCTTGGCATAATAACATGCTGCCATTTCGAAGTTCACCCAGTCTTTGGGCATGCCGCCTTTGTCTACAACTAATACGAGACTCATAATATATTATTTATCTTCGACCACTTCAAATTTGTTGAATCGCTCACCACGAATTTCATCATTGATGTATGTTGCTTCAGTGAGCATCCATAGTGTTGTTCCAATCTCGTCAGCATATGCCAATAGTGCCGACGTATCTTTCGGGAAGCAACTGCCACCGAATCCATATTGTCCATCTGGACCAGGAACGCGCCAGTGCGTATGACCCAATCGCTTATCAAGGACAGCAACCTCTGCAATTCGACCATAATCGACGTTGACTGTGTCGCAAAGTTTCTTGAATTCATTCGCGAAGATAACCTTCGTCGCCAAGAAGCAGTTTGCGAGATACTTGAATAGTTCTGCTTCCTTTGTGCTGCGTTGAATCACGTGAGCAACATTATCAACCTTGGCATTGAATTCATAATACAACTGCGCCATCACTGTTCCGAGTCCAGTATTGTCGGATCCAAGAATGATTAGCGGCTGATGACGGAAGTCATTGTATGAATTGGCTTCTGTGAGAAACTCTGGATTGAAGCCAATGACCATGTTATGCAATTCAGCCAGTCGCTCAGTCGTTCCTGGAGTCACAGTTGACTTGATGACGACGTACTTACGACGATCTAGATTTGCAATCTTTGCAACAACATCCTCAACAATGCTCACGTCGCACTGTCCGTTTTCTTTCATCGGAGTTGGAACGCAAACAAAGATGATATCTGACCAATCAACAAATGATTCAAATGAGTTGAGTGTGCGCTTTTCTTCGACGCTATCCCATACAGCAACTTCAAAGCAATCCTTGAAGTTTTCGTACATGGCACCGCCAACAAAACCACGACCAACGATTCCAATTCTATAACTCATATCATTTCTCCAAATTGGTGCCCAGAAGAGGACTCGAACCTCCATGCCTTTCGGCAGTGGCTTCTAAGACCACCGTGTATACCATTCCACCATCTGGGCAATATTTAAATCTCAATTAAATGAAAAGCAATTGTAAATCTTATACCATAAAAGTCTCTATTCGGACCTTGCGCATAATGTATCATATTCGATGGAAAGAAAACTGCAGTATTCGGAATAGGATAAACATTATATATTCCATCACCGTTAACCACAGTTTCTCTGTTTTCGTCATATGTTTCTGCTGCATATCTATCGAAAAAAACTGTCTGCCCACCCCACTGATAATCCCATTGCTGATTCGCATAGAGTATGAATGTTTTTGCTTTAGGGTCTGAGCTGTCTGCATGGGGACTTCCGTCTTGCAGACATGATTGACCATTTGCTAGAATCTTAGTAATTTCAAATTTCTTTTTCGTGAGTTTCTTTACTATACCAAACATCTTTTTATTAAAGAATGGATCATCGTCTAATATCATTCCCCAAAATAATTTATGTGATTGATATGCTTGATCACTTCTGATCAGATTCCATTTTGGTTGAGAAAGGAAGCGTGGCAGTTCCTTGAACATATCATCAGGCAAAACATTCTCGTATCGAATTATTTGTTCTGTGAAACTCATATTAAATTTGGCGGAAGCGGTGAGATTCGAACTCACGGAGCCTTTCGACTCTTCAGTTTTCAAGACTGACGGATTAAACCACTCTCCCACACTTCCTTATTGCGTTTGCGTGTCTTTATTATACTCTTTCTTTATGAAGATGTCAAGCGCGTTTGCTAAATTCGCCAAACGATAATGCTGACATCCTGCAATCTTGAGCATATACAGTTTAGTTTCGTATAAAGCAAAAGCAAGTTCTCGCTGAGAGATGCTTTTATCTCTTGCTTTCTTTAAGATGTCACGATACATCTGAGCACATTCATATGCGCTGTGAGGGAGTCCGCTGGAAGAAGCACCTTTGTTTTCAACCGCATCACATAGCATTTCTACGTGTGGTTGTAAATCTTCGAATTTAAATTTGCCCACAAATTATTCTTCAATTACAGGTGGAACCCACTTAAAGAGTTTCTTGCTAGAAAGATGAGCCTGTTCTTCAGAGGTGCCGATATACCAACCGTCTGGTTCAGGAATTTGTACCTTTGCCACAACAACAGCGTCAACTTCTTCTTTTGTCAGTGGACCATAAACAAAGGGAGATGAAATTTTTGTAAAGATATGATGCATAATTAACTCCAGAACTGATAATTTATATTAGCAGCAGGTGATGGCGCAACCATTGGCATATACGAAAACTTTGTAGAGTCTGTTGTAGTCTTTGGATAGACTCGACCCAAACGATTACCAATAGTATGCACAACCAATCCAAAACTAGCAATGTATGTAGGATCGTTTTTATTATATATTCTTCCTAGACGTCTGCCTGATGAGAAAGATGTTATAATTGAGCGAGCATAGTTGTCCGGATCTGTTTTGATATAAACTTTGCCAAGTTTTCTACCTGACCCGAAGTTATAGGCACCCCATGTAGAGTTGTTAGAATTCGATATGGCGTTTGCCGTAAATGGAGAGAATGGAGATGGGAAAATCTCATTTGCTCCGTTTACTGCGAGTGTATGCGTTCCTGTTACATCTTCAAACGTTGGAGTAATTCCAGTCACTAGGATTACGTTTGTAGAGTTGCTTAAAAGTTGTGTATTGGCTGGCGTAAATGCGGCATTGTATATTGAGTTACCGCTGATGATTCTCATGTTAGAGACATAACCACTGATTGTATTCGATGGAATACCAGTTGCGTATGTCTGACCAGACCTAAACATACCACCAATTGTAATACCACGACCCAATGCTGCATATGGCACATTCGCATTGTTTGTAATGTTCATATTCAGAGAACCGTTCAAGAATCCTCTATATGTTGTTCCTGTTCGAGTGACAGCAACATGATTCCATTCATTTAATGTTGGGTTTCCGATGTTTCCAGTGGGACCAGTAAGAGATCCAACAGAGTAATTATTTCCATTAGCATTCGAAGCCGCAAAATTCAATTGGTTATTTGGTGAGTCCCATACGATGACATAACTTGCATTGTTACCGCCAACACCACCTAATCCTCTCTCAATCAACACTCCTGTATTTTGTGTTGGATAGTACCAAGTTTCGATTGTAAAATTAGAATTAAGATTAAGCGCATTTGTGGAGTTGGTTACAAGAACTGTTCCGTTCTGTACACTTTTGGGATTACTATTCCCTGGAAAGAAATAAGAGTAGTTTTGCAGTTCTGCTGTATCAACAGGGTGCGGCATAACATCGCCCACGTTGTATACATTCATGACTGTATTTCCATTGGCTGCAATTTTATCGCTATTGCAAGTCAAGAGAACAACATTGCCTGTTAGAGATGCTGCAACGTTTGTTGATCCTGCATGATAGCCAATTGAACTATTTGATAACTGAAATGGAAACGTTGGAATCGTAAAGTTTCCAGTATAGATTGCCTGTTCTTTAATAATTCTAAAATTAGAAATTTCACCAAAATACTGGTGATTTGAATTGTAATTTGGTGCACCAATTGATAAATCGCCAGGTGTATCTGTTATGGAAGTTAAAGAAGCATTCGCAACAACTAGAGTGCCGTTTAAATAAATCTGAACATTCGCACCATTATTGAAAACCCAAGCAACGTGATTCCAAGTTCTTCTTGAAAGTGTTGCTGTTGATGATGTATTAGATGCTTGCTGGAAAAAAGCCAAACGTCCATTAGTATTAGCCAAATACCCCTCATAATTTCCAGTAGAACCAGCAGTATTTGCTTTAGAGAATACTTGATTGAATCCAGTATAATTTGCGTCTGGCTTGAGCCAGCACTCTATGGTAAAACTATTACCACCCAAATTGAGTGTTGGGGTGTCAGGAATTAAAACACGTTGGCGTATTGATCCTGTGTTTTTAAACGAGTATGCAAAAACATTACTCGACTGTAGAGCGAGTTCTGTCATACTAAACTATGCCTTAATGAGTAGACGTCCAGTCGCATAGGTATTGAACTGAGTATTTGGGTATAGATTACCCACTGTCACAATTCTTGCTTCAGTATTATTTTTCCAAATTGTCTGGAATACTCGAGTCCCATTACTCCATTGGTGTGCTGGCCAACCATTTGCTGCAGTTGTGATGTCACCAGTACCAAAGTTACCGAAACTGAGTGGATTGCCTGCACCAACAGGAGATTCTGGATGCTCAAGACTTGTAAGTGAAGAGAATGCAGTTTGGGAGGTCTGATTTGCACCAACTCTACGAGGCGTTACATGCAACCAACCACGTCTTGGAGTTAGAACAAGATCACCAACGTTATCAAATGTACCAGTTATTGCAGGGCTTGGGTTATACGATTGATTTCCCTGCACACCAGCTGGATTGGTAAATGGACCAGTAGCATTCCATATCTGAGTCCAAACATTGGTATTTGGAACGTTAGCATAAACGATTGCTCTCGTTGTAGCAACTTCAGAACCTAAGAAATACAACTGATCAGAGAATGGTTCGTAATAGAACGAGGTCATCCAGTTAATAGTTGCACTAGAAGAGTATGTATTATTACTTGCACCAACGTTAGCATTGGCTGATTCAGAACTCCAAACAATCTGTCGATGGGTGAGTTGGGCGCCAGTCTGAGTTACAGCATACACAAATCCCTTATAATCAGGAACAGGCTTACCGAAAGATGTCACACCAGCAAGAGCAACACCAACGTTCATATGAGCAGCGAGATTTGCATTTGCTCTAAAGAAACGATAGACTTTTGGTTGAGTATTACGAGTTCTACTTGATGCGTAAATGTATTTTTGGTCCATGTTCAACAACGAACAACCAAGATCAGCTGCAGTGTTCACATTAGCTGCATAAGTTTCAGTGTCAATCTGAACAATGCCATTATTTGTTGTTCCATAAATTGAGCGCCCACCATCAAACATAATGTCAACAACACCGTTTGAGTTATTATAACGTTGAATTGCTGCAGTATTTGAACCAGAGTTCATAGCCCATGTCCAAACACCATTGTTTGCAGCAGCCCAAATTGTATTACCAACTGCGCATACAGAACCATAAACAATGCTTGAGTTGTTTGAGTAAGAAATGCTCAAACGACCAGTTGTATTCGCATATTCTGTCTCAGAACCACCATTAAGAGCGAGGGCTATGAATTCAGTATTTGATCCTGAAGCACTTGGCCAACCATATGTCGAGTCGGCATTAATATAAGTCGTATCAAATGAATCTTGTCCAATTGGTTTTGTAATTGCAGCATTATAAATTCTGCCAAACGGCATCGATTTAAAGATAGCATCTACTGTAATTGGAGACACAACTGTTTTAATTGGATCCCAACCCCACCCACCGAGAGTATTATAGAACGATCCTAGGTGAAGTGCATTACCATCATGAGTACTGACGAGTGAAACGCTATTTGCACCAGTGTTACCAGTATTTGCAGATGGATAATATGGAGGATATGCACCACGTGTTGTAAATGTTCCATAAACTTTAGCAGCATATGCACCAGTTTGATTGTCTGCTGTGCGAGGGAAAGCAAACGTAATTGGACTATCAACGTTGTTTGCTGTTTGACCCCATGGAGTTCCAAGCATTAGTGAGTTCGTATAAGCAAAACATGGAGCCGTGTTGCTTGAAATATCTTCCTCAGCGATGCGTTCAAACTCAAAAATACCTGCCCATAATCCAGACTCATTTCTTATTTTTGTATAGATTACTAGGTGTCGTGCAGTTGCTGCAACATAAAACACACAATCTCTTAAGTCATATCCAAGAGAAAATAATCCTGCATTATGCCATGATTCGTTAGTTGCAAAATGATCGTCTGTATCCCAATCCTCAGCGCAAGAGAGATTTAATCTGAGGTTTAGAGTATCCCAACGAAGAATAGCGTACTTATATGTTGCTGAATCAACATTTAAAACTCGATATACTTTTGTTACAATCGGAGAATATGTTGTTTGATCTACAGAGTCGTATAAACTCCAACCCAAAGTAGTGATTGCCGTGTTTACACCAGCAATGGTATTGTTAGAATTAACAAATTCGTTCGCAACAGTTACTGTGTAACTATTTGTTGTATATGATGTATTTGTTACTGACATGTTTTATTCTCTCTTACGCTTTAATCAAGATTCTACTTGTTGGATATCCACCAACTCCATACATGGAGAAGTAATTATTTTGTACCTGTATACGATTTTCCGTGTTACCAAGGAAGAAACTATTGAACACACGAACTCCATTAGTATATGAGAAGTTAGATGCGTTCTTCAAGTCAGTTGCGAGTGCAGTTCCCGTTGCACCAGAGGTCGTATTTGTTGTTTCAGACGTCTTAGACAATAAACCTGCAACTTTATTTGTGTTTGATGGATTTGGAGCGGGATGATGTAACACAAATTTTGATTTAAATAGAGGCGTGTCTGTATTAATATTTCTTCCAGGAAATTTAAATTGAACTATGAATTGCCCACGATGTTGAACAATATTCATGTCACCACGATAATCAAGTACACCAGTTGAGTGATAATATCCTAACTGACTTGCACCACCTCTTGTGACGCCAAAACCAGTTCCAAGCGGAATTGTATTTGCAATTATCGTAAATGATTGATCATTCGAATATTCAATAACAAATGCAGTGTTTGGATTCGAGGTATTCGCAAGGAAATGATAAAGACGATTTGAGAATGGTTCGAGATAAATGTTGTCAATTTCACCATTGGCAGCGTGCGCAGCAGTTGCATACCATGGCTGTGTTGTATTTGCGACACCAGAATTAATTCCTAAAGTAGCAGAATTCGCACCATCGACGTTAGCAACTAACATTCTCTTTTGCTGAGAAGCTGTTGTTCCTGGAGCATTTGACAGATAAACAAATCCTTGGTAGTCTGGCATTGGAGTATTCCAACCAGAAGCAACGTTTAACGCAACACTTGCTGCCATCTGAATCACATTTGGCGCAACAGTGTTATTAGAACGATACACCATATGGCAATATGGGCGAGTGTTTGAAGTTCTATTCGTGGCGTAGATAAATTGATTATCCATGTTTAGATAAGCACACCCACCTTGATCAGTCATTGCTGTCGCAGTAATAATATTAGTTGCAAATGTTTCTGTATCAATTTGAATCAATCCAGCATTGGTTGTTCCATAAATTGAACGCCCACCATCGTACATAATATCAAGAACACCATTTGAGTTGAAGTAAACGATATTTGCAGAAGTATTTGTTCCTGCTCCCTGCGCCCAAACCCAAACACCATTGTTTGCAGCAGCAAACACATTATTACCTACTGCAGTTAATGTTGAATAAACAGCATTACTATTATTTGACCAAGAAACACCAATACCGCTGTTTAAAACTGTTGGTAGAGGCGCAGTGGCATAGTTGTTAGAAACATATTGTTCTAACCCACCATTTAGTGGCACGAGCAAAAATTCTGTGTTTGATCCAGAATTATCTGGCCAACCACCTGCGGTGTTTGCAATGAAGTATGTTGTATCGAGTTGATTTGTCCCAATTGGTTTAGTTACGCCAATGTCGTATACGCGACCAAATGGCATATGCTTACGAATAGCATCAACTGAAATTGAAGAAAGAGGGATCTCTGTGGTGTCCCATCCCCAAATACCACCAAGTGGAGCAGAAGCACCAGTAGAAAGGAGAGATACACCAGCACCAATATTCAACCACCATGAACCTAGATGTAGATTATTAGAGTCAGTGTTGGCTGTTGAGAACACTGAGTTCATACCAATATTTGCGGTGTTACCTGATGGATAATAAGGTGGCCACATACCGCGAGAAGTCATCGGTGCATAAACACCAGCAGCAAATTCATTTGTGTAGTTGTCTGGTGTTCTTGGGAAAGCCATCATGACTGAGCTGGTATTGGAGAATCTATTACCCTCAATACCAAATGGAGTCCCAAGCATGAGTGAATTTGTATAAAAGAAACATGGTGCTGTATTAGAAGAAATATCTTCGTTTGCAACTCTTTCTGTTTCGAAGATGCCAGCCCAATGTCCAGGTTCGTTTAAAATCCATGTTTGTAGAAAAAGATGTCGATTTGTTGCATTTACATAAATTAAACTATTTCTAAGATCATATCCGTGATAGAAACTGCCGTCCGCATTCCAGGATTCATTAGTGGCAACATTCGTTGATGTGTTCCAATCTTCTGCGCAAGAAAGATTGATGCGAAGTCTTAAAGTATCAAATCTTAAAATTGCATATTTGTAGGTGATAGCGTCAACATTTAAAACACGATAGACGCGAGTTACAATTGGAGAATAGGCAGTTTGATTAATTGAATCATAAAGACTCCAACCGAGTGTTGTAATTGCAGTATTAACGTTAGCGACAACATTGTTAGAATTTACAAGTTCGTTTTCAATTGCAATTCTATATGTGTTTGTTGCATATTGTGTACTAGTTACAGCCATGGTTTACTCTTATAAGGTTGGATTATTGTCAATGGTATAGACAATAACTAATGAACCATTTGAAGCACCTGATCCAGCGACGGTGTCAACGGTAAGATAATCTGTTGTTGTCAATGGAGCATCTGCCATAGAATAATTCGCAGAAACATAATTCCCAACCTGAACATTCACTATATTTAGCGTTGACGTTCCGTTCTTCTTAATATCAACTCGAGTGTTTCCTGTTGATGGAGTTCCACCAACTGACAGATAAGTTGATCTCAGTGTCACGTTTGATGGTGGATAAAATCTTGATGTTCCAGTTTGAATGAGAATTCCACCCAACATCGTATAAGTTTTCTGCAAATATGCAATTGGTGTTGGTCCTTGAGGACCCTGTGGTCCTTGTGGTCCAGGAACATTTGACACGCCAGAAGGTCCTTGTGGACCTTGTGGTCCAGTGTCGCCAGTTGAACCTTGTGGACCCTGTGGACCGACGACACC